AACGTTGCATCGATAGGCGGGTTTTCTATGGTTGCTACTCGATTAAATACGTTACCGGCATTCTGGGTTCTGTATAGGACAAGGTGAAGACCAGCCCCTACAAGGCCCTTTATGCTCATAGATAAGCCATCACAAGTAACTGTTACTCCAGTATCAGAACCAGTAAGAGTAAGCGTTTCTGCTTCGGATGGCTCAGATCGATGCAGGTTTCCAAAAGCATCTTCCCATTCCCAGCACGCCTTGTACTTGTAAACACCGCTGGAATCCAGGCTACCGGCAGCAGCAGCAGCCAAGCTAAGACCCGGTTTATAAAAGAATCCTGCTTCATGGATCCTTTCCCCTGACGTAGATTTGATACTCCCAGGTGCCACGTATAACTCACCACCAAGCTGGACTCTCGGTGTTTCATATACCGGCTTATCTACCGATATCTTTAACAGGTGACACTGGCTATTGATTGCAGCGGTAACGGCACCACTGGATGTATTTGCCCATGTTTGGAGATTTGTGGTTCTTGGCAAGACGCTGTAGTGGTAGCTGCCATCAGTTACAAATCTTGGAGTAATCCCATTAACATGACTTCGGATTAACTCTTGCCTAAAGGTTGACCCTACAATTGACTTATAAAGCCATATAACAAGGTTTGTTGGATTATCTAGGTTATCTTGCCAAGCAGTTACCGTATGAAGAGATGTGTCGTTGTCTTCAGTGTTTCTGTTTTCCTGAGAAAGAAAATAATGAATCCCTGCGCTTGTTTTAATGGGAGGGAGGGCAACCCATGCGTTCTGTCTTGTTGGCGCTGCATCATCATCAAAGGCCCCGGTGCCTCCTGTTACCTGGTATCGGCAAGTTTTCGATAGATACGTTGAGGAAGTAGTACCCATTGTGCACCAGTATTCAACCTTTGTTCCATCTTCGGAATCACACCACCCGCCTGATTCAATCATGACTGTGCCGCTAATTGCATCAGTTCCACCGACTGCGCCAGATGTAGGATCTGCCTCTGTGTGCTGTCTAATCCAGACTGTGGCCCCAACAGCAAATGCAAAATAGACTCTAGCAGTTCCACCAGCAGCAGATCTATAGGCAGTCATATGCTTCATAGCTGCGCCAGCATCTACTTTTGCAGCAGTCCCAAGAGTGCTGTTGGTGTCTAACTGGTAAGTTGCATAATGTGTGCTGCTTGAATACTCAGTATAGACAAGATGAACTTTCTGGTAATTGCCAGAGCCAGGAGTGTATTCAACTACATCAAACCAGTTTTCACCTTCTGTTTGCCTATAGACAGATGATGCAACAATTTCTGATGTTGTAAGTGTGAAATCATCGTGTTTGAATTTTGATTTTCGAAGAGTTATAGCCCCTGAAGAAGCATTCTTGTACTCGTAATAAGCTGCAAAGCTATCATCAGCTGCATCAGTATCACCGTGAGCTACAACTTTAATTTTTCCAATAAAATCATCATCACCGGTTCTGTTGTTAATTGCTCTGTTTGAATTAACTATTGTCCCAGTTGCAGCATCAAGAATATCTATCTTATAACCATACCGAACAGCATTTTGGTCTGGATCCCACTCGCCCTGGACATAAGCAATAGCGAAATAATCACCGCTGTGACTTAAGGCAATTGATGGTTGTATCTGGTGATAACCGCTTGATCCACTTGCATGGAAAATCTCTGACTCAAAATAAGAACTAAGGCCAAGACCACTAAGAGTTACGATTTCATTATCAGAACCAACAAGGCCGATATACGTTTCATCGCCTTGGATAACTAGATTGTCTCGATAGGCAAATGTGCTTATTGGGTCTTGCGAAGAAGCAAGGTCCCAGCTCGTAGAAGAGCAGCCTTTTCTTTTTTCTAATCTGCCTGTTTTTTCAATAACAGCATTTTCCAGGATTTCTAACTGCCCTGGCTCAAGAACAATATCTGTAGACTTAGTGTCAGATCCTCTTCCAAAGGGTATCCTGAACACTTCTTTCTTTAAGGCCATTAGAACACCCAGACATTTACAGTTACAGTTCCGCCAGCAGTTAGATGAACATATGTATCTAAATCTGTCTGGCCCGAGTTATCATCATAAACATGCTGTGCAGCATTCTTTCCGACAATTACCCAGCCCTGGAGTTTTCGTCCTAGCTTGTGAGCAATCTTACTGACTGTGCCAGAAGCAAGCTCAATGTCAGAAATAAGTCTACCATCAATAATAGATGAATCAGTTATGGGTCTAAATGTATCTTCGATGCGAAACTCGAACTCTTGAAGTTCGGGATCTGACAGATTAACTCGCTCATAGTTGCGTACTGTCATGGCCAGTTATTGTATTCGCTCGAAGTCACAGTTTGGCCCATGCCTTCATCTGTTATGCTCATTGGTTCGCCAGCATCTCTATTACGAGAAGCTTCTTCAATTCTTGCTGTAAGTCTATCAAGCTCACGCTCAAGAGACGTTGTTGATGTTTCTTCTTTTTGGCGCATCTTTAATGCTGCCATTGTCACAGCGTAGTCTTCCCAGTTGGTTGCGATATTATTGCTAACAGAATCGGAATCATTTGAGAGCTTTGAAAACTGCGGAACATACCAGAGCTTAATAGTATATGCTTCTGCCGGTGTTGGCGTGAACATCATACTTGTACCGTTGATATTGTATCTGAGGTTTTTTCTGCCAGATCTTGAGTAGTAAGCAGAGTTTTCAGAAAAAGCATTTCGCTCTTGAAATGAATACCTGGGGATTCTTACAGTATCGTTTCCGTCAATAAGATCTACACCGAGAGATTTATAGAAGTTACTCAGTCCTATACTTGAAAAGGTATATTCAGACTGGTCTTTTACCAGAGAAAAGGAAATGCTTGATACGCTGTAGTCCTCAAACTTGGATACAAGAATATCATGCAGCTCACCAAGGCCAATGTTGATGTAGTCATCAACTTCAGCATCGGCAAAGAAATTATTGCCAACAGCGTCAGCAAGTCTCCTTGCCCGTGTCCTTAGCTCTGACAAGGTAGACATTAGTAATCTTCCCCAGCAGACTTCTTCTCAAAGCAGATTTCAATCGCATCTTTAAGATGGTCAGCAAAGCCTTCTTCATCGCCTTCTTGTAACGCTGTCATTGCACTGATAGCGGCATCCTTGAACGCATCATCAGAACCGATTGATTCTTCAGGTCCCATGTCCATATCGTCGCCACCCTCTGGGCTTCCGCCAAGAAGAACAGCTAAGCCTGCTTCGTCACCTTTAGCCATATCAGTCTCCTAAAAAAGAGGGGCCGCCCTAAGAGATGACCCCTCTCTAAAAATGAAAGAGGGCCGAAGCCCCCCTCCAAGGAATTATCAGGTATCTGTTTCCCAGACAGTGATAAAACTAAAATCACAGTCTGTATCAGTTCCGTCCGCTTCAGCGTTACCCTGAAACACAATCGATGGACCGTCGGTCCCATCTGTATGGGTGATTGTCCCAACAGCGATGTTGATGTCTGCCGTAAGAGACTGAGCAACTACAGCAATCAGTGTGTCATAGGCACGATCAAAAGTAACAGTGTAAGTGCCACTTCCGCCATCAGCAAACGAGAAACCTGAGCCAGAGGTAATAGAAGCAGTGCCAGTGCCGTCAATTCGGCCAGCAACAACCATTTGTTCTTTTGGGTGATTTGATCCTAAAAGTCCCATAATACTCTCCTATTATGCCAGCGCAATGCGAGCGTTAAAGCCAGGTGCAGTGCACAAAAGGTTTCCGTAGTAACCCCAGCGGTACTCGACACCATCTTCATTACTTTGGCGAAGCCCCTTGAGGCCATCGAAGTCAAGAAGACGAGGTGCAGAACCAAGGGACTTAAACTGCCATGTATCCATCTGAAGCATGTAACAAACTCCAACTGGACAGTTATGGTCAGCAACGATGTCAATCATGCCAGCAGGTGATGCAAGCTGAAGAGTTGCAAAACCAAACTTAGCTGAAGCATCATCAGCGTCAAAACGACGACGGTTGTTTGCTCCAGATTTAACAGCAGTACCTTCCATATCCAATGCAAGTTCCTGCCAGTCAGCAGGGTTCATGAATACTTTGTCAGGTCGACCACCTTCACGAGCAACAGTTACCGCGCCAGCGATAAGAGTTGAAACGTGTGATGAGTCAGTAAAATCAATCTTCTGACCACCAAGGCGGCTTGCATCAACATAACGATCTACACCAAAGTGTGAATCACCAGAAGAAGCAACTGTGCTTGGAAGCCAAGAATCAATACCAGCCATCTTAATGTTTGAACCACCGTTAGCAGCATCGCCTTCAACATAAAGGAAATCATCATTTCCAAGTGAAGCCATTGCTGTTCCTGGTGCAACAGATGTGGTGAAAGTGCCCGCTTTACGGTCAACACTGGCAACAGTGATAACACCGTCATAAAGCGCAGATCCGTCAGTAGCGCTACCCTTCAAGCGCATGCCTACTTCAATCTGAAGAGTTCCGCCTGATGTAAGAGTAACGGTTGAACCTGAAACACCACTACTTGCAGCAAGCTGGCAAACTGCACCAGTACCACTGCGATAGATGTCTCGGCCCATTGCACGAGAAAGTGCATGAAGAGCTGAGTCAGTCTTAGACTTAGCAACGTCAAGCAAAGAACCTTCGCTACCGTCAGCGGCAAGAAGAGTTTCGTTGTCTACGCTTACGATTGCATAGTCTTTAACCCGTGTAACCACGAAGTCTTTAAGCAATGTACCTGTGCGGTTTGCCTGGGCAGTTGCAAAGGTAGCACTACGACCGTGAGTCATTCCGTACTCAACAGCATAGGTTGCGTTTCGTCCTGGGAAGCTTGTGTTCTTCGGAATCATCGCAAGAAGAGGGTTGTTTTTGTAAACAAGATTTTCGACCTTCTTGATCGGGTACATGTGCTTCATGGCCGATAAGAAGTTAGTTGAATTAAAGGAAGCCATTGCTCCCCTCCTTCCTTAAGTTACGTGAAGAGTTTGCCCTTAAACATCTCTCTGACTTCTTCGTAAGACATTTCCTCGGGATCTGTCCTAGTCGGTTGTTGTTGAAATCTAGAGGATAGTGTTGCGCCTGGGCTCTTTGTTGTTTTCATTGCTTCTGGATTATATCTTTGGAGTTTCTGCATAACCTTTGGGTCCTTGTAAAAACTCTCTTCACGCTCCCGGAGTCCGGATTCAATTTTTTCAAATGCTTCTTCGATACTAATTTCTTCGCCAGTGTTTCGATAATGAGTAAGCATCCCATTAACGATATCCTTGGCAGTGCAGGTTTCCTTGATAATGGGATAACCTTCAGCCTTAACAGCATACTGCTCAACTTGCTGACATAAGCCTGAGAAGGCTGCCTGCTGCTGAGACTTTACTTGCTGCTCTTGCTGCATTTTTTCTTTCTGAGCCATGCGAGCTTTAAGCTGATGAACTTCTCTCATCGCCTCGCTCTCACCACCCTCACCCTGGATCAAACGCTGAGTCCAGTTTTTATAATACTCGTTAGGGTCAATCCCCTGAGAACGAAAAAACTCTTCAGGGTTATTCGCAAGCATCTCCTTCATGGAGTTCATAGATGCAAGCTCTTGTTCTTTTTGCTTTAAAGCTGCCTCTCGCTGCTTCAGGGTGATAGCCTGTTCGCGCTGGGCCTTGTCTCTTTTAATGTTCTCAAGGAACTGTTTACTTTTCGGCTGCTCTTGTGGCGCCGGTAGCTGCTCTACGACAGCGTTTTCTTCAACAGGTGAAGGCTCATCTGAAAACAAGTTAAAGCTTTCAGGCATCTCGGGCTCAACGGATTCTTGTACCGCTGGCTGAGATTCTACTGGTGCTGATTCTGCTACTGCTTCTTCCATTATCTATGCTCCTAAACGGGTAATCCTGGGACTGGCGGGCCAGCCATTGCTGCTAAATCTGGACCCCCTGGCCCGATTCCGGGTGGTGCTGCGGGCGGTAAACCCGGTGGCATCATTGGGGGTGGTGCTGGTGGTCCTGGCGGCATA